GAGGTCCGCGCCACGGAGGTTCGCGCCACGGAGGTTCGCGCCAATGAGGTCCGCGCCACGGAGGTCCGCGCGACCACGCACAACCGGCCATTCGCGCCCGGCGATATGGATTGTTTCAGCCATCAATTTAGCTTTCATCGTTGAAGTCAGGGGCGGCGCAGGCGTCGAGCGCCCCGGCGTCCACCGCGACGCGGCTGCGGGCTCGTCCAGCGCCGCCACCAGCTTCTTTGCCCAGGCCAGAAGCTGATCTTCCGGCAGCCATGTGCAAAAGGTGTTGCGCTGGCTTTGGAGCGTTAGGATGACCTCGTTGTGGCCATACTGCTTCGCGGAGATGCCGCCGCCCGCGCCGCTGATTTCAAGGAGGCTCATCGCGTCGCCTCCATGGTGCGGGGCGCGGCTTTTGCCATGTGCGCGTCAATCGCCGCGACCGCGTCGGCATAAATCTTGGCCAACGCGCGCAGGTCTTCTTCCCTCATCTCTAAACTTTGGTCGAGGTCTTCATATTCGACGGTGTAGCGCTCAACGTAACCGAGGCAGGCCAAGCGGTGCGTGACGGTCAGATACGGGCAATACTCTTTGCAAACTTCGCGCTGTTCGCGGGTGTCAAAGTCATGGTCGTATTCGATGCTGATGCCGTCGCTGTAAATTTCTGTGTCGGTCATTTGCGTTCCTCCATCGAGTGGCTGATGAAGGCTATATTGGTTGAAATATTTTCAAGTGTCAACAGAATATTTGATTTTTTTTCAATAAATCCAGCCAAGCCAATTGACAGCGCGCAGAAATGTCGCGACGGTTGGGTTGTAGAACGAAATTAGGGGTAACTTTTGGTGGCTGAAATCGTCTTCGATGAATGGCTTACTGCGTTAATCTCAGTTTCAAAAAAAACTGGAGCATCTCTTGACTATTTAGTGTCGCGGTCCTTTTGCGATGCAAGCCAAGACGACATCATTTCAGCAGGCAACCTACCTGCTATGCCTAAAAACAAAAAGTCATATGAGACGCCGTAATCTTCCCAAATACGGTTAGCGCCTTCCGGGGAGATTCTGCTCCTCCCCGTTTCCCAATTATAATAGCGATCATATTTGACGCCTACAGCTTCGGCAAACTCCGGCATGCTGTAGCCCAGGAAGCCACGCAGCCACTCTAGGCGCGCGCCGATTTCTTTGGGATCGTCAGGCTCTCTAATCATCCTTGCGTATATAGCTGAAAAAAATTCATACCGCATGTGAAACAAATCACAGATTGACATCTTGAAAATATTTCAATATCGTTGCGGGCATGAATGAAGCTAGAAATCTGATCAACCATTTGGGACGCCAAGCGGTAGCTGGCGCTCTGGGTGTAGACGACAGCTCTATCAGCCACGCTTACAGAGTGGGGAAGCTGCCTGCCGCTTGGTACGCTCCGCTCAAACGCATGGCTGATGAAAAAGGGCTGGAAGTTCCTCTGTGCCTGTTTGCGTGGCGCGAGGCCAAGGTGACAACCCATGCCTAGCCCGGCGTGCGGTAACTGCCGCAACTGGTGGGTGATAGAGCCAGACTACCCCCTGCCCAAGCCCAAGAAGCAATTCGGCGCGCCGCGAATGCCGCGCATGGGGGCTTGTTCAAACCGGGAAGGGCTGGTTACCAGCCGTTACGGGTGCTGCGGGGAGTGGGCCGAATGAGCGTCACCGTAGAGCTTCCCTGGCCTGACAAGCGCTTGAGCCAGAACGCCCGTGTGCATTGGCGAGCTAGAGGCGCTGCCACCAAGACAGCGCGAGAGAGGGCGGCGCATGAATGCCTGTTCGCCGGGGGCCGGTTTATGGCCATCGAGACTCAGCCGCGGCTCTCCTGGACGTTCCACCCGCCAAACAACCGCCGTCGCGACATTCAGAATGTCATCGGCTCTCTAAAGGCCGCGGCGGACGGCATTGCCGATGCCCTGGGCATTGATGACAGCAAGTTCCTGAACGCATGGCCGGAAGAGTTTGCCGAGCCAATCAAAGGCGGGAAAATCGTTGTAACCATAACGGAGGCCAGTGAATGAGCGGCGGGACCGTCAATATTGCGAGGTCAATTTGGTCAAACCCCGCGTTCAAACGCCAGCCATTCACCGAGCGCGAGGCGTTTATCTATCTCGTGATGGAGGCGTCATGGAAGGCCAGAGACAAGCGCGTCGGCGACAAGATTATCCCGCTGCAACGCGGCCAACTAGCTGTTTCTATTAGGTTTTTAGCGGACGCATGGTCATGGGAAAAGAGCACGGTTGATAGGTTTTTAAAACGGTTAAAAAAGCGGGACAGCATCGGGACAGACAGCGGGACAGGCGTTACCGTTATAACTATTTGTAATTACGACATTTATCAGCTTGGCGAAAATAAAACGGGACAGGCAAAATCGCCAAGGCGGGACAGCCGCGGGACAGCCGCGGGACAAACTATAAGACCAGACGAAAGACCAGACGAAAAACACAACCCCCAAACCCCCTTGGAAGGGGGCCGAGAAGGCGAGGCCGAAAATGACAAAGAAAGTGGACTCGGACAGCGAGGCGATACTGGCCCGGATACGGAGCCACCTGCCGGGCCACCTTGCGCCTCTGGATCAACCTCAGAAATCCGACAAGCGTTCGATGCTTGGAACGCCACCGCAGCCAAAGCCGGATTACCGCAAGCGAAAATTCTCTCGCCCTCCCGGGAGCAAAAGCTGAGGCTGCGGATCGCCGAGGCAGGCGGTATCGACGCATGGCTTGAGGCCGTCGAGTCGGTGGCCAGCAGCAGGACGCTAACCGGCAAGACGGAAATCGCATTTCGCGCCGATCTGGATTTCGTCTGCAACCCGGCCAAGTTCGCGCGCTTGGTCGAGGGCTTCTACCACAACGGCAAAGCGCCAACAGCAAAACCAAAGCTGACGGAAGCCCAGTTGCGGGAGCGTGCCGAACGGAGCGCCCGCGCCCTGGCCTATGATTGATGGAGCACCCCATGCCCTTTGACACCATCACAGCCCAACGCGAGCCGCCGTGCGACCTGGAAACAGAGCAAACCTTGCTTGGAGAGTGTCTGGCCAAACCGGAAAACTTCACCGCGGTTGCTGGCATCCTGGAGCCGGAGCATTTTGCCGATGGCGTCCACCAGTGCATTTTTGCCATCGCCCGCGACATGGCCGCGGAGCATTTCGCCATCAACGCCAGCGTGATTGCGGCGTGCCTGGCAGAGCAGCGCTTCATGCCACCGCCGGAAGCGCGCGAGTGTGTCGGTGCTCTGCTGGCCAACGCGCTGACCGTGATGACGCCAGACGCTCTGGCCTACAGCGCGCGCTACATCGCTGAGCTTTACCGCAAACGCCGCTTAATCGGCATCAGCGAGGAATTGTCCGATAGCGTCCACTCGACCCGTCAGCCTCTTGCGGAGCAAGTCCAATGGCTGGAATCCCAGCTAGCCGAGCTAGACCCGCAAGGCCCGGACGCGGCGAAGTCCTGGGCCGGCGGTATCGATGATATCCTGGCGACCTATGAGCAAGCCTACATGAACGGCGGCGCTATCCAGGGGCTCCCTACCGGCTTCCCCAGCATGGATGACACCCTAGGCGGCTTGGGCGCATCAAACCTCTACATTCTGGCAGGCCGTCCCGGCTCCGGCAAAAGCTCGCTGGCCACAAACATCGTTTTCAACACCGCCGCGCAAGGCAAGTCCGTGGCGATGTTCAGCTTGGAAATGCCACAGAGCCAAGTCACAGGGCGCATCGTGTGTGCCGCGGCCAACGTGCCAGCCCATGACGCATCACGCGGCAAGCTGGACCCGGCAGCCTTTGAGCGCCTGGCCCAAGCGCGGGACCAGATGGCCAGCCTCAAAATCGCTATCGATGACCGGGAAGCCGTTACGCCCGCTTACATCCGCAGCCAGTGCCAGAAAATCCAGCGCAAGCAGGGCCTGGACCTGATCGTTATCGACTATCTGCAACTCATGCGCAGCGACCGGGAGAGCAAATATTCCAACCGCACGCAGGAAATCACCGAAATCAGCGCCGCCGTCAAAGGCATCGCCAAGGCGCTTGCCGTGCCGGTCCTGGCGCTTGCCCAGATCAATCGCGGCGTCGAGTCCAGGGATGACAAGCGGCCCCTGCTCTCTGATTTGCGGGACAGCGGCTCAATCGAGCAGGACGCAGACGCGGTAATCTTTATCTACCGGGAAGAATATTACCTGCGCCGGTCACAACCAGATGAAGCAAGCGCTGAATACGACGACTGGCTCGCAGCCATGGAAGCCGCCAAGGGCAAGGCGGACGTTGACATAGCCAAAAACCGCCACGGGCCAGAGGGTAGGATTCAAATGCACTTCAACGCGCCGCTCATGCTGTTCAGGGAGTAGAGCCATGGCAGACACCCCATATCGCGCAATGCGCAAGCGCCATGTTGCCGAACGCAACGCCCTGGTACTCGGTGCCCTGGCAGCTTCCCACGGGAACAGGACCAAGGCCGCGAAAGCTCTGGGCATGGACCGCGGACAGCTCCAGCGCGTTGTTCGCGAGCAAGCCTTGACCGTGCCGGAGTACAAGCCATGACCTGGACCGCGCGCGCCTTCGGGACCGACACCTTGCCTGAGCCCTACGTGATCCATGTTCGCGACGATGGCTATCAGTGCCGGAAAGCGGGGCCCGGCTGGATCATCACGCCCGCCGACGACCACGACTTGGTCCTGGCCATCTTCGCCAACCCGCAATCCGCGATGGATTATTGGGATTGCACTCATTCAATCTGGGAGGACGATGTAAATGCAGCCTAGAAGCGCTCAGGAGGCTCAGGAGTGGCTATCTTGCAATTTCCCGCATATCGAGACGGCAAAAGAGAGAAGGCCGCTCACGGGGCCTGAAAACGTCTTTAAAGTGCTATCCAATCCATTGACGGATAAGCGCCTGGACTATTCCGCGAGGATCGTTGCCGCCTATTTGCAATCAGTCGGGGAAACCACCGCAGCGACAGAAGAAATCTCCACGGCAACCGGCGTGCCTAAGCGCACATTGCTTCGCGGGACTCAGCGAATGGCAGATTTGGGCATGATTTCACGCAGGCCGCTCACCCGCGGCGATGGCGGCTGGGTGTTCCACTACACATGGAAGGGTTGAGTTATGACGAGAAAAACAAGGGCAAGATGCCGGGAGCATGCCGGATTCTTCCGCGAACACGCTTATTTGGTAAAGCATGAAGCCGATAGGGTTATTCTGTTGTCTACGCTGGATGGAAAAACGGTGAAACAGACCGCGGACAGCCTGCCGTCAGGCGTAAGCCAAAGCTCGGTCAGGAACAGAGAGAGACTACACAGAGCGATCCGTGACATTTGCAAGCAGAAGCGGGCGCATAGCATGTGCCGCTATGTTTTGGGCTTCGATGACTCAGAATGCTTGGAGAAAAGAGCGGACAAAATCAGGGCGGACGAGGATGCAATGCGCGCATTGCCCCTGAAAAAGAGGCCAATCGAGACTTTAGGCTTAGGAGGCCGCGCCGAAAATTGTCTTAGAAACTCTGGGGCAAAAATTATCGATGATGTTTTGAGCATTGGCGGGCGCGATTACTACTTCACGCCAAACTTAGGCCCAGAAACCTTTAAAGAAATAGTGCGGGCATTGGAAAGCATCGGGCTTGACTTGCGGCGCGAAACTGATTGGTGGGAAACTTGTGCTTTCCTGCACCCGAAGTGGAAGGGTTAGCCGATGCTTAACCCCGCCTGCTTTTCGGACAACGTCTTGGCCGACGCCTATCGGGCAATCTGGAAATACGGCCTGATAAAAGCAGTGTTTCTGCCAATTCTTGGGGTGGACCGATACTGCAAAACCGCTTGGATTACCCGCGCCTCAGCGCGAACCGCTTGGGCTTATGACGCAATCGACCAACGCAAGGGTGCAAATGACTGACCACGTCCTAGATCACCGCGCGAAATACCATCCCGTTGAGCCCGTTGAGACGACTGTTTCGCATACAGCCAACGGCAAGCGGACAACCATCGCCCATAATCGATGCGCAATGCACGCCAAGCTTTGGGACAATCTTTCCGACAGCCAGCAGTCCGCGGCGGAGCATGTCTACCGAGGGCATAGGGCAACGCACGGTTCGCTCGCCCCAGCGGTGGACCTTGCTCGCCTGATTGAGCCGAAAGGGCATGCCTCTCACGCTGAGGCCGTGCAGTATCTCAAAGCTGACTATTTCGCCTGGCAGAATGAATGCCTCTTCAACGCCGTTGACTGGCGCGCCGCTGTGATAATCTGCGGGGAAGGTAAGGCTATCAGCGAGATCACGCGCAACCGCACGCGAGGCGCGAGGATGACCCAAGACCTGCGCGAAGCGCTTGACGTTATGGCGAAGCTTAAGGGGTGGAAGTGATGGTTTGGAGCGGGCGGCTACCAAGTAGACGGATAGCGCTCCTGAAAGCCCCCTTATCCGTCCACTTGACAGCCTTTGCGCAAATATGCTCTAACCATGTCATGCTGCATGAGTTGTCAGAGCAGCTATGACCCCGTTGGCCTAACCGCCCGCGGGGTTTTTGCGTTCCATCAATCTCCCCCTGTGCAACTAGCCCCGGCCTAACCGCCGGGGTATTTTTTTGAGAGAGCAATGCCAGCCCGAAAAGCCTTCCCTTTTAATCAAAGCCTCGCCGACGAAATATGCGAGCGCTTAGTCGAGGGCGAAAGTCTTAGAGCGATTTGCCGGGAAAAGCACATGCCGAGCGCTGGCCATGTGCACCGATGGTTAAGAGAGCGTGAAGAATTTCTGAACCAATACGTGCGCGCAAAAGACGACCAAGCTGACACTCTTGCTGACGAAATGCTTGATATTGCCGACAATTCTGCGCTCGCGTCGGATGACCGCCGCGTTCGCTTGGATACGCGCAAATGGTTGGCTGGCAAGATGAAGCCCAAGAAATGGGGCGATAAGTTGGAAGTTGGTGGGAGTTTCACCGTTAACCTGGAAAGCGACACGAGCAAGCTTTGACCTACATCCGCAACCCCGGTCAGATCAGGATGCGCGAGCTTCTGACGGCGGGGAAGCGTTTCTGTTTGGTCTATGGCGGCTCACGGTCAGGCAAGACGTTTGACATTACTGGCACTGTGATTGAGCGGGCGTTGATCGCCCCTAAGTCCCGGCATTTGATTGTCAGGCAGGAAGCGACGGCAGCCAAGCGCGCCATCGTTAAAGGGACGTGGCCAGAAGTTTGCCAAGTTCGCTGGCCCGGCATGCCTTACAAATGGAATGGTGAATACAGCTATTTCCAATTGCCCAACGGCTCTGAGGTTTGGATCGGCGGTCTGAACGATGAGGCCGCGATGGAGCGTATTCTAGGCAACGAATACAGCACCATTTACCCAAACGAAGCGAGCCAGATGACCTACTCGGCATACAACCTGCTGAGAACCCGGCTTGCGGCAACCGCGATGACGATTGAGGGTCAGCCCCTCTCGCAGCGCATGTATGTGGATTTGAATCCAACGGTCGATCAGCATTGGACATACCAGCTTTGGTATGACGGCATCGACCCAATCGAAAAGACGCCCATCGACACAGAGCAATACGGCGCTGTTGTGGTCAACCCAGAGGACAACGCGGCGAACCTGTCGGCAGAGTACTTGGCCGATCTGCGCTCCCTCCCCCCAGCGCAACGTAAGCGCTTCTATGAAGGCAAGTACGGCAGCGATGACGTTGATGCCCTTTGGCGGCGCGCGGTCATCCTGCGGTCAAACGAGACGCCAGACATGGCCCGCATTGTGGTTGCGATTGACCCAGCGGTGACTACCGAGCCCGGCAGTGACGAAACCGGCATTGTCGTTGTGGGCATTGATGGCGCGGGCAATGGCTATGTGCTGGACGATGTAAGCGGGCGGATGAAGCCCGATGAATGGGCGCGCGCGGCTGTTGCTGCATATGACATTTGGGAAGCTGACATGATTATAGCGGAAACGAACCAGGGAGGCGACATGGTGGGCAATACCATTAAAGCGGTACGCCCTGGGCTGCCGTTTCGCGATGTCCGAGCTACCCGAGGCAAGTACACCCGCGCCGAGCCCTTGGCGGCTCTTTATGAGCGCCGGAAGGTCTTCCATGTGGGGGAGTTCGCGGCTCTGGAAAACCAAATGTGCAGCTTCAAGCCTGACCTGGACCGCAAAAAAGCGGGCTACTCTCCCGATAGAGTGGACGCGCTGGTATGGGGCTTTACTGAGCTATTCCCCCAGATGACGCGAAAGGTTGGTAATCGCATGCCGTCGAAGGCCAAGCGGGCTAATCAATCCGGCTGGATGGCTGCATAATGGCTGAGGATGATATTAAATTAGCCCGAGAGCAGTTTGAGGAGAGCTTCCAGGGCTCGGACTTTAATCGGCAGGCGGCGGAACAAGACGTTCGCTTTGCCCGGCTATCTGAGCAATGGGACCCCATCGTTAAAAGCACTCGCCAGAATGAAGGCCGTCCGTGCCTGACCGTCAACCGGCTGCCTGGCTTTATCCGGCAGGTAGTTAATGACGCCAGACAGGCCAAGACCGGCGTTCGCGTGTCGCCAGTGGACAGCGGTGCCGACCAGGCCACGGCAGAGGTTCTGCAAGGTCTCATCCGGCATATCGAGCGCCGCAGCGTAGCGGAAATAGCCTACGATACGGCTATTGACCACGCAGTAACCAGCGGCTTCGGATTTTTCCGCCTCGGCATCGACTATGTGCATGAAAAATCGTTTGACCTGGAGCTAAAAATCCAGCGTATCGCCAACCCGCTCATGGTCTATTGGGACACGGCATCGGTTGAGTATAACGCGAGCGATTGGCGTTATGCGTTTGTCAGTGAATACCTGCCAGAAGACGAGTTCGAGACACGCTATCCCGATGCCGCGAAAACATCCTTCGACGGCGGGCCTCAATCTTTTGTCGGCTCATTGCTGGAGCGCCATATCCACACCGTCGAATACTGGCGCAAGGATATGGAGCCGTTCGATCTGGTGGCCATTCGCGCCCCTGATGGCTCTGTTCAAACGCTGCCAGAGGAAGAATTGGCCAAGATTGCGCGCTCGATCCTGGAACAAGGCGGCATGTCGGCGGACGAAGGCTCGGATGAAGACGCTGTGCGCGCCGTGATGGCCTTGGGCTTCGAGGAAATCCGCCGGCGGAAAAGCGAGCGCCCGAATGTGCGCCGCATGATCCTTTCTGGCGATGAAGTGCTGGAGCAGACGGAATGGCCGGGCCGGACTATCCCGATCTGCCCAGTGTGGGGTGATGAGGTCATCGTTGACGGCAAGCGGCACTTCCGGTCGATGATCCGGGACGCCAAAGACCCCCAAGCTATGATGAATTTCTGGCGTTCAGCAACCACCGAGCTAGTGGCGCTCGCCCCGAAATCGCCTTGGTTGATTGAAGAGAACGCCCTGCCATCTGACGGCGATGAATTGGACAAATGGGCAAACGCTAACACACGCAATTTTGACTACCTGACCTGGAACGGCGCTTCAGGCGCTCCCATGCCGACCAGGAACCAGTTCGCTGGCGTTCCGGCTGGTGCGCTGCAAGAAGCGCAGCTAGCGCAGGATGATATTAAGGCCATCATCGGCATTTACGACAGCAGCTTAGGCGCGCGGTCGAACGAAACCAGCGGCAGGGCAATTCTCGCCCGGCAGCGTGAAGCGGACGTGAGCAACTTCCACTTCATCGATAACCTGAACCGGGCCATCCAATACGCTGGGCAATGCATGGTTGACGCCATCCCCGCCGTGACCAGTGGCACGGAAATGCTACGGATACTCGGTGAGGATAGCAAGGAGCGGCTGGTCCGGCTGGCGTCAAATCAGGACGGCTTGAGCGCTGGCGAAATGGTCAACGGTGAAGATCGCATCTACAACCTGAACACGGGCATTTACGATGTTTCCGTTGATGCTGGCCCGTCTTATGCCACGCAGCGCGAAGATGCGCGCGAAGTGATGATGGAGCTTGGCCGGTCAGTGCCTGCGTTCTGGTCCGTTTCTGCTGATATTTTCATGCGCAATTTGGACTTCCAGGGCTCAGATGAGCTTGAAGAACGCCTTGCGCCACTTGTGCAGGGACAAATCGCGCAACTTGGCGGCGGGCAACCGCAACCAGGCCAGCCTGGACAGCAGCCTGGGCAACCGCCGATGCCGAATGGAGCGCCCCAGCAGCTTTAGCAATCCCCGGCTTGACCGGGTGTATCAGGCCACGGCCTGACTTAGCGCAGTGATGCGCCAACCCTCCCTTAGATGGAGCTTTTTATGCAAGAAGACGACGCCAGCGGCATTGCCGAAGACGTTGTTGCGCCCGATGCAGAGCGTGACGACATCGCAGAGACTGAAGCCCCGGAAGTAGAGGATGAAGCGTCCGACGCGGAAGCGCCTGATGCTGAGTTCGATACGGAAGACGGCGACGATGAAGGCGATGTTGAAGGCGAAAGCGATGAAGACGACGACTTTGTTGAGCTAAACCTTGGTGGGAAGACTGTCCGGCTCGATGGTAGCCAGACGGCCAAAGAAGCCGCGGCAATGGTCCAGCAATTCGCTGACGAAACCTGGAGAGCGCACACCGCGCGATCTGAGGAGGTCGCTGAAACCCGCAAAGCGCTGCAAGCGCGTGCTGAGGCCGTCGATAAGCTGCAATCCATGGATGACCAGGCTTTCGGCCTGTTTGCCCAGGCTAAGCAGTTGGACACGTCGATTGCAGGGCTAGAGCAGCAGTTAGGCACTATCGATAGGCACGCAGACCCTGACAATTACCGATTTGTCTCTGATGATTTGGTGAGATACCGCCAAGCCTCAGAGCAGGTGCGGGGCGCTCTTGCTCAGGCAGAGGCGCAGAGCGGTCAGGCGCGCGCGGCGGAGATGCAACGCCTTCAGCAAGAGGGTGAGGCCAAGGTCCGCAAGGTGCTGCCCAAGTTCGATGAAACGGCAGTTATCGACTACGTCACGACAAAATACGAGGGCTTCGACAAGGTACAGGCGTCATCCTCATGGGCGCTAAACCCGGCCTTCGCAATCATGGCTCACAAAGCCATGGAGCATGATCGAATGCTCGCGCGGGCGAACAAAGCAAGCCGCCCGGACGCGAAGAAAGCCAAGCCAGTCAAGCCAGTGGCCCGCAAAGGTGGCCCGGCAAGGCAGAATTTGGCCGATCTATCGCCCGAAGAATTTCACAAGCGGCGGATGGAGCAACGGCGAAACCGCGGCTAACCCAACAACGCACCGCAGCGATTGCGGCGCATCCCATAGATGGACCCATGAACAATGGCCAATACCCTCCTTACACCGACCGCTATCACCAAAGAAGCGCTCTCGGTGCTCCACCAAAAGCTGAACTTCATCGGCACTGTTAACCGTCAGTATGACAGCAGCTTCGCCGTTAAAGGCGCGAAAATCGGCAATTCGCTGAACATTCGCAACCCGGCTCAGTACGTTGTTACCGATGGCGTGACCCTTGTCGAACAGGACACCACGCACACCAGCCAGACCCTGACCGTATCCAGCCGCAAGCATGTCGGCATGGCGTTCAGTTCGGAAGAACTGACCATGGACCTGGACAACTTCAGCGACTTGCACATTGAACCGGCGATGTCAGTGTTGGCCGCGAAGATCGAGAGCGACGTGCTCAATTCGGTCATCAAGGACGTTTACAACCAGGTTTCCAATGTTGGTGGCGCTATCACCGCCAAGGACGTTGGCCGGGCTCGCAAGGCTCTGGTGGACAATCTGGCCCCGATGGGTGACCAGATGTACGTCCTTTCCAACACTGATGACAACTTGGAGTTGGTGGACTACCTGCGCGCCGAGCAGAACGATGCCAAGAGAACCTCTGCCCAAAACCTTGATGGTTACATGGGCCGCCGGGCGGGCTTCAACTTCATGGAAAGCACGCATCTGACCCGGTTCACTTCGGGCACGGATGACGGTACCGGCGATTACCTCGTTAACGGCGCATCGCAAACGGGCTCGACCCTGACCGTTGATACCGGCGCTGGGACGTTCAAGGAAGGGGATATCATCACCCTGGGCATCAACCGCGTACATCACGAGACCAAGGTTGATACGGGCGAATTGATGACTTTTGTCGTTACCGCTGACGTTGCGGCAAACGCCACCAGCATCCCGATTTCCCCAGAAATTGTGACCTCTGGGGCTCGGCAGAACGTGTCAGGCTCCCCAGCGGACAATGCGCCGGTCTACAAGCGGGAAAGCGACCACGCGACCGCAATTGGCAACGCTGCAACCCATGGCATGTCGCTGGCATACCACCGGGACGCCTTCACGTTTGCTACGGCAGATTTGGTCTTGCCGGAAGCGGCGACCTGGAAGGCCCGTGAGGTGCTGGACGGCATTTCTATGCGGATCGTTCGTGACTATCGGATTTCGTCCGATGACGAGCCCTGCCGTATCGACGTGCTCTATGGCTTCAAAACGTTGCGTCCCGAATGGGCCGCGCGCCTCGCCTTCAACTAACCCCAGACCATGACTTGGCCCCGCTTCGGCGGGGTCATTTCTTTTGAGGAATTGAGAATGCCAGAAGACGATTTGGAAGCTGATGTCTCGGCCTCCAAAAGGCCGGGCCGCAAGCCCAAAGCGACGAGCCCAGCGGAAACGCTCGCCAAAGGCATCGAACTAATCTATGCGGCGCTTGAAGGGCTCGAAGGCTCCGACGCAGGCAAGGCCCGCACTCGCTTGATCCAACTCCGTGACCATGCCCAAGCGGCAATGAAGGGATAGCCCAATGAAAAAAGGCTGCATTAAATCCAACCCATCGAAAGTGCCCGGCAAGCTGAACACTGGCCACATTCGCGCCAACCCCAATTCGCCCGGAACGGGCAAAGTCGGCAAGAATATGTCGGCCGGCAAGGGGCGTAAGTAGCCATGTCGCTGCTGACGATTGCCAACGCTGTTTTCAATGAAGTTCAGTTGGACGAGGAGACGGCAATCGTTGGCGCGGATGTTGAAAGCACCCGCCGCCTGCTGCGGTATGCCAACAGCGTCGGCAGTCAGTTGGCGCTCGATATCAACTGGCAGATATTGCGGCGGGAGCACTCATTCACGGCCATCGCAGGCGAGACGCAAACCGGGATTCTGCCCAGCGACTTCGGGCGCTTTATCCCGGAGGCATTCTACGACCGGACGAACAAGGTCTTGGTCAATGGGCCGATAGGTCCGCAGCAATGGCAAGCGCTCAAAAGCTCTGATGTTGAGAGCAGCGAGCGCCGCAACTTCATCTATCGGGCCGACAGCATCATTGCGTACCCGGCATTCAGCGGCGGCGAGTCGTTGGCGTTTGAATACGTCTCGGCCCACTGGTGCGAAAGCAGCGGCGGAACAGGGCAATCAGCCTTCGCGGCAGACACTGACGTTGCCCGGCTTGATGAAGAATTGCTGACCCTGGCCATTGCTGTTGCGTGGCTGGCAGCGGACGGCCTGACCATCGGGCACATGATGCACCGATACGACAAACGCTTGGCGCAATTGACCAAGCAGGACCAGCCCAAGCGGCACATTCTCCCCGCCGGCGATGTCTTCGCTAGCGGCAGGCATTGGGACGGGCAACCGCCATCCCAGGGCGGCTACAGCCGCATTAACGGTTGGATTTAAGGAACCAAGACAATGGCGAATAGCGCGGCTCGATACCCCCGTGACATCACGATGGGGCCAACGATGGCTATTGCAGCGACAGAGAGCGACTCGGTGGACCTGCCCGCGGGCGTTCGCTCCATGTGGCTTTCAGCGGCAGGCAATGTCCAGGTGACGCTACTGGATATGGCTGACGGGACTTCGATCACCTATCCCAGCGTGCCGGCGGGCCGGTTTGTGTGCCAAGCCAAGCGGCTTTGGGCCACCAGCACAACCGCCACCGTTGACCTGCTGGAATTTTAAGCATGAGCTACGGCATTGGCGTTGGCATCGGCTTACAGTTTGGTAGCGTTTTAGCCGCGGCGATCAATGTCTCTGCGCAGACGGGCAATGTTGGTCAAACGCCGCTCGCTATCAACATGGCCAATTTCTTTGCCATCACGCCAACCAGCTACGCGGTCAATTCCGGCTCGTTGCCGGGTGGCTTGGCGCTGAACACGTCCACGGGCGCGATTACCGGCGCATACACGGCGGCGGGCTCGTTCTCGGTCACCGTCCGCGCGACAGACAGCGGCGGCACCACACAAGACAGCACTGTGTCCTGGACCATTGGCGAATGGTACGCGGCGGCATCGGCGGCTTACGACACCAGCGACACGACCGGCAGCCCGAACGTGACGGCCATCAACGATCTTGTCGGCTCGCAAGACTTGTCACTACGCGGCAGTAATCACGCGACCATTGCAGGCAGTGTGGTGAGCTTCACCCAGGCTAACAATGTCGCTTACAACACCACCGTCACCAGCCAGTTGGGCAGTGGAAACGCTTATGCCCAGGGCTTTAGCGGCACAATTACCAGCGCCAGCAATGCCTTTACGATCCCGATTGCGCGCTCGCAAGCGACCACCGGCGCACACTATGCCCGTATTGATCTGGATGCAGGCGGCGCGGCATTGCAGGTTGACCCGCTGGTTAAGGACGCGTCAACGACTGTCAGGCAGTCGGACGCGGACGAAACCGATGTTCTGGCCACGTCATCCGCTGAACTAAGTGTGTTGCAGGTGGCCGCGGACGATGGCGAAGTTTGGGCTTTCTACCAGGGCTTGCCCATAGCCTACGACCGCCGCGACAGTACAGCTACCGTGCTCAGCAACACGATTTCCGATAGCCGGGTCAGCCTGCTGGGGCATACGGCATCAACGCCCAATACCAGTTGGACAGGCACGTTTGATGGCGCGTTTGAGGTTTGGGACACGGACTCGCCAACACCGGCTTTGGCCGCTCGCATCGCGGGTTCACTGGCTGGCAAATCTGGCAACTTTGTGGCTCGTCCAGGCATCGCGGTTGCGGCTATCGGCAACAGCCTTGGCGCTGGCTCCAGCCCCGCGGGTGCAAACCGGGAAGCGACGGACCTTGCGCGCGGATTTAGCGTTCTGGACCTTACTGCCGACGATACCCAGTATTTCGGCTACCACTTGCGAGCGCCGATAGATCATACGGTTCCCGCCGCTTGGGTGACCAGTACGGCCTATTCCAACGGTGATTACGTCACCGAGAGCGCCCAGATTTACTATTGTTTGCAGGACCATACGGGCGGCACGTTCGCAACGGACCTGGCCAACAACCTTTGGGTGCGTGTGCAAGGGCGCGAGACCAACCTTAGCGGCTGGGACCACAACAACAATATTGGCCGTGCTGACCCGCAGGCCTACATGCTCAACCAGATCATTGCCGATAGTGATGCGTTCGTTGTCTACGGCGCTGCCCATGCCTCTGGAGCGTGCCTAGCGCGCGAGACGGCATCAGACAACGGCGGCATTGACTACTGGCTATCCGCATCGGACGCGGGCGGCTCTGGTCGAACGAGCCTTTGGGATGCGCACGTTGCCAAACTGCAAAAGGTCTTTGAGGTCGCTGACGCTACCCCGGCCATGCACTCGACGTTCAAGGTTTTATCTGTTGGCTGCCTCGGCGGGCAAGAGGCGCGGGGGGCGTCTAACTATGCGGGCGGCTCGAACATCATCACGCCGGCGCAGTACAAGACCTACCTGGAGGCGTTCGTATCGCGGGCATTTTCCGCCCTCGGCATTGACATGATCCTTTATGCGCCAGCCAGCGTTGATCTGGATTATGTCAACGAGAGCGATTACGGCATTTTCGCAGAGTTCCGGGCGGTTGAAAATGAAGTCGCCGCTGCCAATCCACGGTTCATCATGGGGTGCCCCGGCCATATCGACCCAGGCGTCAATCCAGATTTCACGGTGGACGGTGACGGCGCTTGGGCTTCCAGCGTTGCAAGCGGCGGCACGCAAATCCACATAGGCACGCCGGGAAGTGGTGACCCATTGCACTGGAGCGCTGCCTATCATCGCGCACAAGGCCGCTATGACGCGGCGCTAGTCCTGGCTGAGTGGCGACGCCAGATGCACGGAGCTTAACAATGGTTGATACACAGCGCTCGCAAAGCACCTTGCTTACCGGCTTGTTCCAGGATGGGCAGACAGGCGGGATTAGTGCGCAAGATATCCGCGACTTTGTGGTGAGCGTAACCCCGCCTTATGGCGGTATGTACGTCTCGACCCCGGCTATCCGGGCAATCGCTTCCGCTGGCGTTTATGTCAAAGCATCCGGGACCACAACGGCAACCGGCCTATCCGCTCAACTCGACATGCCGACCGACAACCGGCTGCGGTACACGGGCACGCCAACCCGGCATTTCCAGGTAACCTGCCAAGCGTCAATCAGCTTTGCCGCAGGAACCAACCAGGTGGCTGGCGTCCAGCTTTGGCATTACGACGACAGCGCGGCAAGCGGGGCATTGATTGCGCATTCAGAGGCGCAATGCATCGCAGACGGCACAAGCGTTGTGCAAATCACGACGAGCGCAGATGTGGCGCTAGATACGAATGATTATCTGGAAATCCACATCGCGAACCATACCGGCACAAACAATATGACGCTTGACCTGGGCTACCTGTTTGCCATGGGAATGCTTGTTTAATGGCGCGCAAACGGAAAGAGCGGCAAAGCGCTCACTCTGTTTTTGTGCCCGCTCCTTCTGGTGGCTGGAACACTGAGCAGGGCTTGGACAGCATGCCGCCAACCGATGCCGTCCGCATGATTAACTTCTTCCCTGACGTGGGCAAGGTGCGCTACCGGGGCGGCACCGCTTCTCAGGGGCTGGTGCCGTGGGGTTTTTCAAAGGAATTTTCAGCAGAATTCCAAATTACATACCTGAACGAAAGCGACTATTTCAATGATTGGGTTGCGGGGGGGATGGAAGCCTACAACGGCACAGATGGCGAAGGTGAAGTCATCGTGGGGATTGAGAGCGATCTTTTCCGCTACAGCCCCGATCAAACTGATGGGCTAGAAACAGTTGGCGCGACAGGCGTTAGCAGCCCCTATTGGACCGGCGCACAATTTGCCAACATCGCTGGGAATTATTTGTTCCTGGCTAACGGTGTGGACAACGCAAAAATCTATGACGGAACGATTGCCAACGATGTTGAGATAACCGGGGTCACTATCTCAGATATCGCCTGGTTTTCTTCGCATCAAAAGCGCGTTTGGTTTGGCATGAAGGATAGCCTGCAAGCCTACTATCTGGCGACAGAGGCTATTGCGGACACGGCGACCAGCTTTGACCTTGGCGGCGTTGCCCAGCGCGGCGGTTACATCGTCAACATGTGGACATGGACGCGAGACGGTGGCGACGGCGTCAACGATGTTGCCGTTTTTGTCACGTCAGAGGGCGAGGCCATCCTTTACGAAGGCACCGACCCGGCTAGTTCAACCACTTGGGCGCTGATTGGCGTATTTCGGATTGGAGCGCCGCTCAACCGACGCTCTGCCGTGCAGTCTGGCAGCGATCTATTGATAGCCACTTACGATGGCATCATTCCGATATCGCAAGTGCTCGGCAATCCTATTGCATCGCAGCAAATGAGCCCCTACACGGGCAAAATTCTGGAGGGATACCGGGAGGCTGTTCGCCAAGCGCGGGCGAACGATATCAACCAAGTATCGCTGACCATCCACCCGGAAAGGCGAATGCTCATCCTCAATTTGGGGCAAGATACGAATTGCCCGCGCACGCAACCTAGCGACGATGCGGAGTGGTCAGGGTATAGCGACGGCTGGGCTCTTGCGTTTAACACCGTCACGGGTGCTGCGTGCGAGTTCCCAGGAATAAAAGCTGGCAGTTTCGTGAGTTATCAAAGGGATGGGGAGGAATCTTCTCTGATTTATTATGCCAATGGTGCGGGCGTCAGGGTTGTCGATGAGTTCCGGCGGTTTGACGACAGTGGAGAGAACGTCAAGTACGAATGCGTAACGGCGTTTAATGATTTTGGGCTCCCAACGAACAAAAAGACATTCAGCCGATACGAAACTGTTTTTGCAACACTGATTAACAAGCCCGATCCGACGACAGTATTGATGACAGATGAGCAGGAAGTCACGGGCCGCGCGTTCGGCCCCAGCGGCACCCTTGTCGGTGTAATTTATAAGAAAATCTTGCGCTATCGTAAGGCGGGGGGAAGAACGGGGCGCTCTGCGGCGGTCAATGTTCGCATCCAGAGTACGACAGCCTTCTCTCAAGCCACCCAGCGCGGCGAATGGCTGGGCGTGCAATATCTGTTCAGAGTTGGCGGGCCGCTTTGACCTATTGCATCGCGCTTGAGCGCTTCGACCTGAATTATGATGAAATGGAGCCGATCTACCGGCAGCACTATGCGGAAATGAATGCCCGGCTTGAGGCGGACGGTCTGCCAACCAGCCCATTCAACCCGCGGCTTGACCAGTACTTCCAGGCCGCGCGCGATGGGTGGCTGCTGAACATCATCGCCCGCACCGATGAGGGCGAGGCGGTTGGATACTGCAACGTCTACATCACCAACGACATGCACAGCGGCGAAGTTATCGCCCAAGAAGATGCAATTTACGTCCTCCCAGAGCATCGCAACGGGCTGGGCAAGAAAATGGTCCGGTTTGTGCTGGCGCACTTGGAAGCCTCAGGCGTGACGCTGGCTTATGTGGAGCCAGTTACTGACCTGAGAGTGGCCAAGATTTGGCAAAGAATGGGCTTCCGGGAAGTCTCTACGAAAATGGTCTACAGGTTCAAAGGAAAAGCCCATGTGTGCTCCTAGCATGCCGAGCCCGCCCGATCCGGTGCGCACCGCAGCGGCTCAAGGCACGATCAACAATGAAACGGCCTACACGCAAAATAGGCTGAACCAGACCAACCAGAGCACGCCTTATGGTACTCTGGAGTATGTGCCGACCGGGGAAGATTTCACCTACAACCGGTTCAATCAGACCTTGTATGATGAGCGGGCGGCACTGCGACTGAAAAACGGCCAAGGCGGGGCTCCTGACTCCAGCGCGCCAATTTTCAATACGCAAGTAACGCTAGGCCCCAAATATGAGGCAGTGACAAGTCTCACGCCTGCCGGGGAGCGGTTACAACAAGGTCAGATGGACCTGCAACAAGGCACGCTCGATACGGCCAACCAGCAGTTGTCATTGACCAAGGATGCGCTTGGCCAGCCCCTCAATTTTGACGGCCTGCCGGAGTTCCAGGGCAGTAGCGCTGGCATTGCTGATGCCGGCCGCGTCAACTATCTGGATAACGATTACGCGCCGAATATCTCCGGCTCGTTTGACGCTGGCAGGGGGCCGCAATACGCGGGCGCGGCAGCACCGTCCGCGATAGGCACTATAGCGCCAAGTGGCGGTATTCAGGGGCGCGTTGGCGCGGACGATTTCGGTGATGACCGCATGCGGGTTGAGCAGGCTCTTATGGACCGGATGCAACCGTACCTCGACCAACGCCGCGATGCAGAGTCTACCCGGTTGGCAAACATGGGTTTCACTGACCGCCGCAGCGATGGCTATCGTGAGTCGATGGATTTGGTTAACCGCCAAGAAAACGACGCGCGGTTAGGCGCGATTATCAACGCCGGGAATGAGCAAAGCAGACTTTTCGGCATGGACCTTGCCGCGGGACAGTTTGGCAATCAGGCCCAAGGCCAGCGCTTTAGCCAGAACATGGCACAAACTGGAGTCGCCAACGCGGCGATCCAGCAGGACTATGGCAATCAGTTGGCGCGCGCAGGGTTTAACAACCAGGCCGCGGGCCAGCAGTTTGGCCAGAACATGGCAGAGCGCGGCTTTACGAATGATGCGATGTTGCAGCGCCTTGGCGCGGAGGCCACGGCGGCGGGCTTCAACAACCAGGCGCAGGCGCAGCAGTACGGTCAGAACGTGACGGAAGCGCAGTTTGCAGCCCAGCAAGCCGCAATGAACAACGCAGCACGTCAGCAGGCTATCCAAGAGCGCATGCTATTGCGGCAAACGCCACTGAACGAGATTTCCGCAATCAACAGCGGAACGCAAGTGCAGCAGCCCAACTTTGTTAACACGCCGCAAGCGAACATTCAGGCCCCGGATTACCAGGGCGCGGCCTATGCCAGCTATCAAGGCGATTTGGCCAATGCGCAGGCAAGGGCGCAGCACAATCAAATGTTGACGCAGGGGCTGTTTAGCCTAGGCGGCTCGGCTCTTGGCGCGTTTGGCGCAACTAGCGGCTTCGGCTTTCTTGGGTAAGGACTCGACATGATCCCACAGCAAGTTATGCGCCTGGCTGACAGCCCTTCTTATCGTCGGACATTGGCCGCACGGTTAGACGCGGAGCGCGAGCGCAAGAACAACGGCACCATTCCTGGCGGCTTGGCTTCTATGGTTGACGCTGGCGTGGCTGGCTATTTGCGCCACAAGGACGCGACGGACCAGGACAAGGCTATGGCGGCGCTCTCCGGCGGCATGTCGGAATCATCGCAGATTGGCACGCGAGACGGTCAGCAGCCGAACGCGCCGCAGATAGAGCCGGGCATGCAGAGTGCAGAGGCTCGCTTGGCGGCGCTGAAGGGCAATCCTTATGCCGGGCGTTTGTCTGCGCAACTGGCATTTGAGAGAGCGGAGCAGGAAAAGCAAGCGCGACAGCTACAAGACCAGCGGGCGTATCAGCAAGGCATTATGGAGCAGCAGCGCGGTTGGCGTCAGGAAGACATGACGGCCCAACAGGCTTTTCAGCAAGATATGCTCGCGCGCCAGCAGGCTTTCGCACGGTCGCAGCAGAGGCCCGCGGCACCGCCTGCGGCCATCCAGCAGTATGAGTACGCAAGAGCCAATGGTTTCGATGGCTCGTTTGTGGACTTCCAGTTGGCGTTGAAAAAGGCCGGCGCTAGCAATGTCAGCGTGAATACTGGAGACGCGCCATCCCGTGAAATGCCGGGACTGCCTAAGCTTCCGTCCGGCTACGATTTCCGCCGGGGGGCCGATGGCCAGCCGTTGATTGGTGACGATGGCAATATCAGCATCGTGCCGATCCCAGGCGGGCCTGCAGCGCTAGACGAGAAGTCCTTGGCGCAGAAGGCGCAATCCAAAGGTGAGGGTGAGGCGCGGAAAGCAAGCCTTGTCTTGGAAGACATTGGCCGTTTCCGTTCGAAGATTGAGAATGCCCCTTGGTATTCCCCGGTCACTGGTCTAGGCGGCTCCGTTCTTCGGTCAATCCCTGGCTCCGGCGCATTCAACGCAAAGGCTGTGTCGGACAGCATTCGCGCCAATATAGGCTTTGACCGGTTGCAGCAGATGCGGGACGAAAGCCCAACAGGCGGCGCGCTTGGCGCGGTCAACAATCAGGAAATGCAGCTTTTGCAATCTGTTCTGGGTAGCATTGACCAAGCCCAAAGCGAAGATCAATTGCTGCACAACCTTGAGCGATTGGATGGGATATACCGCGGCGTTCTCAAAAAACTAAGCGCTTACCCTAACGCGGGGCAATATGGCATTCCAGGAGCCGGGGAGACCGGCAACGGGATTACCGCTGTTCCAGGGGGCAACAACGACCCGTTAGGAATCCGCTAATGGATATTAAAGCTCTCCGGGAGCGATACCCGCAATACAGTGACATGACCGATGGCGACCTGCTGCTAGGTATGCATCGGAAGCACTATTCAGACATGCACGTCAAAGACTTTATGGCGAAGGCCGACCCTGACGACAACGCCCGCCTAACGATCTCCGATGCGCAGTGGCCCTATTGGAAAGAGCAGGTGTCCATTCCGATGGAAGGCGAGGGCGGCTATCAGCGAGACAAGCGTATTGGTGGTGATGTTCGCCTGCCCCCAGGTGATGATTCCGAAATCGCCGCGCGATCTGGCGTGCAGGGCTATACGTTTGGTGCCGGCGATAACATCGTTGGCACCGGCGCTGCCGCGGCGCATTATCTCGCGCGCGACGATGACCAGAGCTTTGGTGACCTCCGTCAGCGGTACCGCGATCAAGCTCAAGAGCAGCTTGAGCGTGGCCGGGATGAAAGGCCATACGTCGCCTATCCGGCAGAGATAGCCGGGGCAGTTGTGAGCCCCGTCAACAAGATTTTGCCGGGCGGTCGCGCCACCACAACGGCGGGGCGTGTCGGCGAAGGTGCTTTGGCCGGAGGTATTGGCGGCGGCATCTACGGGGCTCTCGAAGATGAAACCGCAGAAGGAATGGCTGAAGGCTTGGCCCTCGGCATCTTCGCAGGCGGTGCCCTCCCCGCCTTAGCCGCCCCTTTCCGAGGCGGG